AATGAACGAAGAAAGAACCATCACAATCAGCACCGAGGAGTATGCGGAACTTATGATGTGCCGCAGTATTGTAAACATTCTGTCCGCCTACGTTGACAGGGCAGATACCCATTATCTGGACAGCGATTTCGTGTCCGCCATCTTGGGCGTACCCGCAAGGGGGGTGAAGTAATGGCAATTCCTGTTTTAGTCATGGGGCGTTCCGGGTCGGGGAAAACATACAGTCTGAAGAACTTCAGCCCGGAAGAGATCGGTGTTATCAGCGTGGAAAAAGGGCGGCTTCCGTTCCGCTCAAAAATCAAAACCGTTCGCATCCCGGATGATTTCGGCAAGGACATTCAGAGTTACGCGCAGCTTAACGCCGCACGTTATGCGTGGCTTGAAATGGTCATCAAGAACAGCAAAGTCAAGAGCATCGCTATTGATGATTCGCAGTACCTCTTAGTTAACGAACTGTTCGACCGTTCTAAAGAAAAGGGCTATGACAAGTTTACGGACATGGCGGCGAACTTCCGCGACCTCATCCACTTTGTCAACCGTTTGCCTAACGAAGATAAAATCGTCTATTTTCTCCACCACACCGAAACGGATTCGGACAACCGGGAAAAGGCAAAGACCATCGGGAAAATGCTTGATGAAAAGTTAGTCCTTGAGGGGTGCTTTGATATCGTGCTTTATTGCGCGGATCAGAAATTCTACACACAGGGGAACGGCATAAGCACCGCAAAGACCCCGGAAGGAATGTTCAACGACAAGGAAATTCCGAACGACTTAAAAGCGGTTGATGCCGCCATCCGGGCATATTACGAGGATGAAGATGAAATACATTCCTGACAAGAAATTATATGCGGCGGTCATGTTCGCGTTAAAAATGTGTCCCAATCTGCAATGTGCGAACGATACGAAAATCAAAGTAGCGGCAGATTATTACCACGTTGACCAGTCCAGTGTTTTAGAAATCGTTCGCCAGGAACTCTGGGAACGCGCCGCAGATGAGGCAAAAGCAAAACCCGGTGAATGGATGACAATATATAATCCGACAGCAATGCGCCTGTTAAATACAGGTTTCGGAAATGATTTTGTGCTGATTTGCCCACAATGCGGAGAGCATTACGCTTGCAACAGCAATGATTATTTCAAACTCGACAAACTCTTTGTCTCTCGATGTAAATGCGGATTTGCGGATCAGTTTCAAAGAGAATGTGCAAGGAAACTTATATACCAAATCTATAAAAGAAAGGGATAAAACAACATGAAAAAAATCGACATGAGCAACGTTGAGGAATCCAAAGGCTTTGAAAGTCCCGCACCCGGCGCGTACATCTGCCGCATCTGCAAGGTCGAGGACATCACCGACAAAGAGTATTTAAAGGTCTATTACGATATCGCCAAAGGCGATTTTGCCGGGTACTACGCAGACGGGCGCAAGGATCACCCGGATTGGGAATGGTTCGGCGCATACGTTAAGAGCTACAAGGCAAAAGCCTTGCCGATGTTGAAGCGGTTCTGCTCTGCCGTCAGCAAGAGCAACGGCAATTATGTTTTTGATGCCGGGACGGTCAACGCTGACGAATCCACGCTTGTTGGCAAGTTTGTCGGTTTGGTCTTCGGTGAAGAAGAATATTATTCCAATGCGGGAGAACTGAAGACCCGGCTTTATGTGGCAAGAGAGTTCCCCATCGACCAGATCGGAGCGCAGAAAGTACCGAAGAAGAAGGAAGCCGAGAAGAAGGGCGGCGACTTCAAACAGGGCGAGGCGTTCATGGATGTCCCGAAGACGGATGCCGGGTATGTGCCGTTCTGCTGATGTACAAGATTATTGAAGACACGCGCAATCAGAAGGGAAAGCACGATCTAAAGCATGAATTCTTCGACAGCGTGGGTGTGGGGATGGTGCGGAGCAAGTTGCCTTTCGGGGACTATGCTCCCGTACCGCCCGTATCCATCGACACCAAGCGGGATATTGACGAAATAGCCGGGAATATCTGCGGCAAAGAGCATAACCGCTTTATTCGTGAGTGCAAGGCGGCACGGGACGCAGGTTGTCAGCTAATCATCCTTGTCGAGAACCGTTGCGGCATTTCCACACTGTCGGAAGTCCATACATGGCAAAATCCCCGGTCAGTCTATTCCCCGAACTGCGTACATGGTGACAGACTACAAAGAGCAATGGAGACCATACAAGAGCGATACGGGGTGATATTCCGCTTTTGCGTCCCGGAAGATGCCGGGCGCATCATCCTAGAAACGCTAGAGGCTTACGGATATGGTTAATGAATTCCTTTCGGCGGCGTTGAAATACGCCACGGAATACGGGTGGAAGGTTTTCCCGGTCAACCCGGCGACAAAGCGACCACGCACACCGCACGGGTGCAAGGATGCTAAAAGCGATCCCGGCGCAATTAAGGCATGGTGGACACGTTACCCGGATTCTGCGGTAGGTGTCGCGACCGGGTCAGCGTCTAAATTAATCGTGATTGATGAAGATTTGGACGATGACAAAGGGCTTAACGGTTACCACGAAGTGACGGCATGGGAAAAGGTACACGGCGCACTTCCCGAGACTGTTCGGGTCATTACCGGGCGCGGTGGCGCACACCTCTATTACCACTATGACGGCAATGACATCAAGAACCGCGCCGGGATTCTGGACGGGGTCGATGTGCGCGGCGAAGGTGGTTATGTAGTCGCGCCGCCATCCCTTCACCCGAACGGATCACGCTATGAATGGGAAGTGTCCCCGGACGATATACCATTTCATCCGATTGATGAACAGGTGCGGCTGTTCCTGTCACAAGGCAAGGAAACAGACGCAGACGGGCGCAGTGATTTCAAACTGCCCGACACCATCCCGAGCGGGGAGCGGAATGATACCTTGTTCCGTCTCGCTTGTTCCATGCAAGCACAAGGCTTCCCGGATGCGGCTATCATGGCGGCATTACGGGAAACGAACGCGACCGCTTGCACAGAACCGCTGACAGACGCAGAACTTGATCTACTTGCTTCGTCCGCTCTGCGCTATGGCAAAGGGGAACTGCGGATCATTTCTTCCGATGTCCCGGAATGGCACGAACCGAAGCTGACGGTTCAGCTTGACAAGGACGGCAACCCGACCGGGCGACCTGCTCAGACTATCGCCAACGCCGAAGAAGCAATAGCGTTCGACAAGAATCTTTTCGGGCGCATCCGCTACAATGAAATCGCTTATGCACCATACGTTTACGGTAATCTTCCGTGGCGGCAGTACAAGGGTTGGAGAGAGTGGAACAACATAGATGATTCCAACCTCAGAAGCTACATAGAACGGGTTTACGGGCTGAAAAGCGGCGAAAAAACAATGGATGCGCTTATGAACGTTGCGAACCGCTATAGCGTCAACCCGGTCAAGCAGATGCTTGAGGAAGCCGCCGAGAATTGGGACGGAAACAAACACGTTGAAAACCTCTTGCCGATGATGCTAGGCGCGGAAAAGAGCGAATACACCATAGCGGTCATGCGGCTGTTTATGATGGGCGCGGTTGCGCGGATATTCCACCCGGGGTGTAAGTTTGACTATATGCTCATTCTGGTAGGCGGTCAGGGCGAAAATAAAAGTACATTTTTAAGATTCCTCTCACTGAACGAAGAGTATTTCAATGACAATTTTTCCATCATGGACGGAGACAAGGCTTTTGAAAAACTCCGGGGAATGTGGATTGTCGAACTTGCCGAACTGACCGCCATGAAACGGGCGAAAGAGGTTGAGAGCATCAAGGCGTTTATTACTTCCCGGGTGGACACCTACCGCGCACCCTATGGGCGGCGTACCGAGCAACGCCCGAGAATGTGCGTTCTTGCCGGGACTTCCAACCCGAAAGACTTCTTGACGGACAAAACGGGCAACCGCCGTTTTCTGCCAGTTACCATCAGCAAGGCAAAGGCAACCTTTGACATCTACGCCGATGAAATCGCCACAAAATGGGAAATCCAACAGGCGTGGGGCGAGATCATGAACGAATTTCGCCAATGCGGCGGGAAACCGAAGTTGATTCTTCCACCACACTTGCAAGAAGCGGCGTTGAAGTATCAAACCGAATTCCTTGAGGAAGACCCGCGAATCGGCGTGATACAGGAATGGTTGGACACCCATGACACCATTAACCGGGTGTGCGTCTTGATGATATGGAAAGAGGCGTTAGACAGTGTTTCCCAACCGAAGCAGAAGGACATAAACGACATTCACGAAATTATGAAGAACCAAATTAAGGGGTGGCGGTATGTCGGCAAGCAACGAATTAACGGCTACGGGATACAACGGTGTTATGAGCGGAACGGCGAATTTTTAGACACTTCCGGGAAAATCGTACCTTTTGACTGACAATTTTTTGCCGCTTTTGCCGGGCGGCAACAATGGCGGAAACACGAAACACCGCATGAATACTCACTTTTTGCCGCTTTGCCTTTGTTGCCTTGATTTCTTTAAAAGGTAAAAAAGATATATATAAATAAAAAAGGTAAACATAAGGATTTGACTGGCAAAGCGGCAAACCCGGCAAAATGGAGAAACGACCAATGACAAACGAACAGGTAAACGCCCTTCTGATGGCGGCGCAAGGCTTGTGGTTAAAGTACCGCGACAACCCACCCGCTTTCGGTGATCTGGACGCGCTTGACCGCATGTTGGAAGAATTCAACGCGCCGCTTAAGGGGCTACCAGAACGGGCAACACAAATCATGCTTTTCTTTATTTCAGAAATATACGAACGAAGCAAAGCAAGGGAGAGACAGAACAGATGAGACGGGAAGAGTGGTGGTCGGACGAAATGACCGCTGAACAGCAACAGCACTTTTACACGATTCGGGCGCATCAGTTGGGACAATTTCGCCTTGATGATTGGCGGGATGTCACCGCATCTATGCGACAGGCGGCAGAACGTGAAAGGGGGCGCAAGCGGCATGGTGTTATGCGGCGAACTTAAGAGCGCAGAACAGAAATACATCAAAGTGGTTTATGGGCATTATGTAGCAGATGAAGAGCCAGATGATTGGGGGGCATATCAGGTGCATTGTTCTATCTGTGGCGCAAAGGATGTCTTGCACACCAATGCGACCAGACCAATTCAGTTCTGCTATAACTGTGCGGCGTGCTTGTTGGATGAAGAACCCGAAGGGGCGTTAAGTCTGTCGGAAATCATCCGGGAAGAGTACGGCGACATGATCGACAGGGACAAAGAGGAGAGTGATTGAATGACACCGATAATTGACAACTGGGTACTGATCGCAGACGGTAACAATTACACTATTGCCCGGTACTTCGGGGAGAAGACCGATAAGAACGGCAAGACTTACAAGGACATCCGGGACGCAAAGTATTATACAAGCCTTTCTGGGGCATTTCGTGGGCTTCGTGGGCAGAGAAAAGAATCGGGAGATTTCAAAGAGGGCAATCAGGATGAGAGAATGTAATGAGCATGAAATCACGATAGAACGCCTGTTGAATATCGTGCATAACTACACTGATCCAATAAGGATTCAAGTAATAATGTATGATGCATCCACGACCTGCGAAGAAGCAAAAAATATGCACGATTTCCTATTGACGAAAAAGTATTGCTACAATGATGCGGCAGAAACGGAAAGATTGCTGAAATACTACAAGGATGTCCCGGTCTGGAATCTCCATGTATGGATGGACGAAACCTGCTTGACTATGGGCGCAGGGCGGGCGTTGTTCTTAGGGATTCAAGCAAACTGCAATTACAAGGACATCCGGGAAGGATACCTTGCAGAAAAAGCAGATTTAAGAAGAGCGAAGCAGAAAGCATACAGGCAGAAAAGAAAGGCGGCAAAGGCATGAACGATCAAAACGCAAAACGTGATGGGGAAATGCTGAAGCCTTGCCCGTTCTGCGGCGCACCTGCTTTTGCATGGTCATGGAATGGCGGCGCAAGGGTGGACTGCTCAAAGTGGTACAGTGATGCAAATTCAGTTAATGTTCACTTTGTCGGTATTGGGGCGAAAACGCTTGATGAAGCGGTGAAGATTTGGAACACAAGGAGCGAACAGGCATGAACGATCAGAACGCAAAAAGGGACAGCGGCAAGGTAGAAATAACGCTTGTCCCTATGGACATGGTGGAGACTGCCGCAGTAGTCCGTATGTTCGGCTGTATGAAGTATCCGAACGGCGGCGCAGACAACTGGAAACAGGTAGATGTTGAGCGGTTCCGCAACGCACTTTTCCGTCACCTGTTCAAGTATCTCCGGGAGCCGTACGGCATCGACCCGGAAAGCGGCTTGCCGCACTGGTATCATGTGACCTGCAATGTGGCTTTCATCACACAGAAAGAGATTGAAGCCGGGACGATTCCACGCCCGGAAGAGGCGTTGAAGAAAATGCACCATCCTGAGCCGCTACAAGCCTCTGCAAGACACGAAACGGGCAATGATGGGTATTTGTTCGCCGAAGAACTTAAAACGCCGGGAAACGGCGCAGAAAGGGCTGAGACATGACAATCTTTATCGCCGTGGTGAGTTTCCTTGCTGGGCTGTTCTGGGGAATCATGATAATGGCGTTGTTAATCGCAAACGAGGTGAAGGATGAGTGATTTAATAAGCCGTGGGAAATTATTTAATCTGCTTGCGCCCGTTCAGACCTTGGGTGAAGCATACGGGATCATACAGGGGATGGAGACCGTGGACGCTGTCACGGTGCGGTGCAAGGACTGCAAATACTTTGACAGCGGCACTGACGAAGATGGAAAACTG